CATCCTTGAGGCTTTGGACGAGCTTGTGGAAGCGGTCATCCCGGATAAGCCTTGGGTTCTTAGGAAGCCCCTCTATCTGCCCGACATTGTTGCGGAGCTTATAGAGTTTGATTTCTTTGGTTTCGTTGAGCATCTCGGTTAAAATAGGTTCTTTACCGCTTCAATCCTTGCCTTTGCTATCTCAACATACTCCGCCTCCCGTTCTATCCCGACAAACGCAAAGCCTTCCAGCATGGCCGCCTTGCCCGTTGAGCCTGACCCCATGAACGGGTCGAGGACCGTTCCGCTTGGTGGGGTTACAAGTCGGCAGAGGTATCGCATCAGGTCGGTGGGCTTGACGGTGGGGTGGTGGTTGCAGCTTGGCTTTTTACTATTACTCAAGCCTTGGTATGTTCCTCCTTCATCCCCAAAAACCTGCTTTGCCTCCAACCCCTCACACCCCTCGTCCCTATCCGCTTTGCTTGCTTTGGCGCAGTAGAAGAAGCGAGCGGCGCTGCCGGAGTCGCCATAGCCAACAGTTTCCATCGTCGCACCCATGCCGTAATCGCCAACGGTTGCACCATTCCTCCCGCCGCGCTTGCCGAATCCACCGCCAGCCTGCGGAAACAGCCCCACCACCTCCTCGCTCCCATCGTGGATGAAGTTGGCGGGCCAGCGGCCTTGGGAGTGCTGTTCATAGGGATTTCTATTTACATCCTTCCATCCTGATTGAGTTATGCCGTTTTCCTTTCTTTCAAAATCAATTTTATCCTCAGTCCCCACCCTACACGCATCCACGTTAATCGCACCCGTCCCGTGTTGCAGGACGTTCTCGGCTACCGTGCCAATCAAGGGCTTCCGAGCCACCGTAATCGGTTCAAGTGCGGGTTTGAGTGCAGTCCCCCAGCCTTCCCATTGCTTTGCTTCGGGGGTGGCGGGGATATTTCCAGCGTGTTCGTGATAACCTAATTCTCTTGCCTTGGTCATCCATGGCCTTTCATCCAATTCATTACTTAACCCTTTGCCAGCTGTGCTATGCGCTGTCATTTGGGTTCGTATAACCTCCCGCTCCGCACCTGCCGCCTTATCAATCGCCTTGCTCACGTCCAACGACTTCGGAAACCCCGACCCGTACACCCAAGCAATCATGTCCCGAATCTCAAAGCCTGCGTCCTCAATCCTTACCGCCATTCGGTGCTGCGTCCTCGTTCCTGCAAATGCAAGAAGATGACCGCCCGGCTTCAAGACCCGAAGGCACTCGGCCCAAATCTCAACGCTTGGCACATCGTAATCCCACCGCTTGCCCATGAAGGACAACCCGTAAGGCGGGTCGGTTACAACCGAATCAACGGAGCAGTCGGGGAGGTTTCGGAGAACGCTTAGGCAATCTCCGTGGTGTAGGGTTAGTCTTTCCATTTTGTTTTAGGGTAAATCAATTTCTCCGAAGAACGGTCTCCTGTCTGCGCTCTTGGATCCCTTGCAAGACCACAACGCCCTTGCGAACCAATTCGGAGAATGCGTCTCCGTTTTGATACCGGCAGAGCGAGAGCAATAGTTGTCCCCCTTCGGAGTGCCTGGAGCAATGGTATAGCCTGATGCCCCGAATTGCACGGTCTTCCCATCCTTGGTGGCCGTGTATTTCTTTCCTTTTGCGGATGACTTGGTTATCATCCATCCTCTGAACTCTGGCATAGCGTTTATTTTAAGCGTCTGATAATCATATCGTGCGGAGCAGGAGGCACACCGCCAAAGTACGCAGGAAGCGTGTAGGTGATGAGCGGTATGCGAACCTTGAAGGTCGTGGACACATCGTTAATCCATACCGAAGCGTTGTTGCCTTGGTTGGATATTAAGCACCTGACCTTCTGCCCGAACTGAACCTGGCAGAGGTAGCGTATCTCCCGAACGCCATTCACATACGAGGTGGCGTACATCTTGATGTATTGCCCTTGCTCGTGGGGCATCCAACATACCCTTACCGAATTTCGCTTGTGGTATGGAAATCCAGACACGCCCCAAAGCTTGTTGATGCCATAGCCTTCCAATCCTGTTTGCTTGTAAAGGCAAGACTCCGTGAACTCGTATTCCCTCCGCCATACCGTGCCTATTGTTGGGAGCATCGGGTCGTTCTCGGCCCAATTCTTTCCTTCCTTGATGACTATTCGTTTCATAGGCTCAAAATTAGTGGTTATTCGGTGAAATAGCTGTCTATGATGGCCTTGGCCGAATCAAAGGAGTTGGCCGTGCAAGCGAGATAACCCTTCTTCAAAAGCCGCTGAATCATCTCCCATTGCTCGGCAAAATGCTCCGTTGCCGGTTGGCCATTCTTCTTGAAGAACCGCACCCCTGGCCGCTTCAGCTCAATGAACAAGCCGTGATACCCTTTCCTTGGCTCAAAGATGAGAAGGTCTGGTATCGCCCTGGACGAGCGGAGTTTAGCGGTTTTCACGGCAAGGCCCATTGGCAATCGGATTCCCGATAGGTCAGAAGTGAATATCGCTTGTGGGTAATTGAGTCGGATGTAGAGGCATAGGCTCTTTTGGAGGTCGTATTCGGATTGTACGGGGACCTTTGGGCTTGGGCATTTCTTCATTCTTTGTTAGGTCGTTGTCGTTGTGTATCGTTTGCCAAAGACATTCCTCACCCGGTGAGAGAAAGGCTTAGAGCCTTTCTTCTCGTCCGAGATGATTAGAGCGATAACAAACACGAGCGACACGAACACGAAGATGAAGCCGAATGTTATCCAAAGCGGAGCAAAGCACCACATCCAGGTCAGCCCTGAACCTGGCAACAACAACTTCACCACGCACAACACCGCTGAGAGCAATATCGGCCATTTTGCAAATACCCCCATTAGAACGGCATATCGTCTTTAGGGGCAGGAGCAGCCGCTTGAGCCGAATTAGGCTTCCAGGTGTTCAGCTCGGCATTGTGGGTGCCATACTTGTCGGCTTCACGCTTCGGCCAACAGGCAATACGGACATAGCCCTTTTCGTCCCGATGCTCTTGGAGGAAGGCGATGAACTGATCCACATTGCAAGACATCTCAAACAACTCCTTCCCGGAGATGATTTTCTTGTTAATGTAAATCCCCTTTGCGTACACTTTTTGATTTGATTGGTTTGACATTTTTTACGATTTTATGGTGTGGTTTTTGTTTGCGGTACCCTCTTTCTTCAACTCGTCTATACCTATGGGAGTACCATTCAGAGGCAGAGACCGTGTAATTCTTGGGATGCGAATACGCATCATAGCCCTCCTGATAAGCACTCACGAGGTGCTTGGTTTCAGTTTCTTTCATCTTCATCACTCGCTTGACAACATCTTGCTTGGTGACCAAAGGGGGCAGCGTGGATAGCCAATCCAACAATAGCTCTATCGGGGTTGATTTTCTTCGGAATCTCATTCTATGGAAGTCACTTTGATAACGACAGCCGACTCATACTCATCCATATTTAACATCGGCTTTATTCTGTCTTGCAACATTTGGTTCGCTATTTGAGCGGTTTCCCAAGGGCCAAAATACAACTCTGGCTCGGCCTTAAATTTCAGCAAGACAACATACTTGCTTTGGTCTTTTTTTATCTTGACGGACTGCTGGTCTTCAATCGCCTGGGTGATGGCTTGGACATCTCGTTCCGTGCCTCGGTAATCGGTCATAATATCCCTCTCAACCGCCCGAATTGAATGGATGATGGTGGAATGGTCTTGATTGAAGTATTGTCTTCCAATCGCAAGCTTGGGGATGTTGGTGTACTTGCGAATCATATAGCAGGCCACTTGCCTTGCGTGAACGACATCCCACAAACGGGTCTTGCTGAACAACTTGTCCTTGTGGATTCCGTAGTAATCCGATACAATGCCGATAATGTCTTCGGCCATCGTATGTTCAATCTTTCCTATCATTTGTTCTTGGGTTTTTTGTTGTCGGTGTTTTTTGCGATGACATCAACGAGAGAACCGCAATAGGGGCAATACGGACCGCCCTTGATGTCTATTTGCGCCTGGGTCACATCGTGTTGTATCAGGCCGTGCTTGTCGCACTTTCCAACGTATTTCATATCAAATTCAATAAAGGTCTTGGCACCAAATCGGGGTTTTCTCTCCCATATAGGCCCCCGATACGTTAAAGGAAAAGTATTCAATGGCCTCCTCGGCAGAACCAATCTTCTCTGCAAGAATGTCTATGCACTTGGACACGCTATAAATCAATACCATTGACTTTTCATCCACGCCTATAATGGCGCCATCCAATCCATCGGCCTTCAGGAATTGCTCGTCTGGATAGGTTTCAATAATTCGTTCAAGTAATGTCATCAGAAAGGTGCTTTTAGGGCTTGAATCTTCTCCTCAAAGGTAGGAATGTTTCCATTAAAATCCAACACTTTTGTGTATTGAAGTTTAATTTTCCCCATAGCGGTACCAATCTTCCCATTCCGATTCTTCCTCACAAGGATTTCAAGGAGGTCAATGAGTTCTTGCTTTTGAGGGTCGTGGTCTTCCATATACTCGGAAGGACGATACACGAACAAAATCTTGTCGGCATCAAATTCAAGTTGACCCGTTTCACGCAGGTCGCTCGGCTTGGGACGCTTGGAATCCCTCTGCTCCACGCCCCTGGACAACGATGACACCACACAAATCCAAATGTTGAGCCTCTTGCAAATCGTCTTGATGTACTTGGAGATGTTGGTCACTTGCTCAATTCGGGGCTTGCCTCGGTCTTCTGGTAGCGGAGAAATCAGTTGGAGGTAATCAATGTATGCCCCTTCAATCTTGTGCTTCTTGATGAGTTTTATCAACTCCAATTCCATCCGCTGAGGGTCAATGCCGGGGACATCCACAACGTGCAACGGTGCGCCTTTGACCTTATCAATGTGCTGAGAGATAGCGAGGAAGTCCTGACCGTTCATCCGTTCCTTGATGTCCAGGAAGACCTCTCCATCCACCTCGGCAAGGTTGGAAACCAATCGGGTCATCAGTTGCTCCGTGGACATCTCCAAGGTGAAGAAGGCCACAGGCTTTTTGTTCATCGCTTGGTTGAGAGCGTATTGCAGGGCCAAGGTGGTTTTGCCCATTGCAGGACGGCCACCCAGGATGATAAACTCCGAAGGCTTGAAACCCGTTATCAGGCTGTCGGTGTTGTGGTGGAAGGTTCGGGTGATGCTGTTGTCCTTCGCTCCCGTAATCACCTCGTTGAGGCCCATCATAAAGCCCAAGAGTAATTCGTGAACCTCGGTAGCAATCGGGTCGGGGTCTAAGGACTTGATGTCTTGGATTTCCTTGTAGAGGCGATCAACATCCTGGTGCTTGAGAAAGTCAATCTTGGTCTTCTCAATTTGGTCGTGGATGTACCGGCAATGCAACTCGTACCGGTACACCTTCCATCCATCGTGAGAATAAAGCCCTGAGTCAAGGCTTGCGAGAAACACCACATCGGTGGGGACATTCATCTCAATCATCCGTGAACGGACGGTGAGCGTGTTGATAGGCTTGTCCTCGGCCCGAAGGCTCCGAATGGCTTTAAAGGTATTCTTGCGGATTCCTTCATCAAAATACTCTTCTCGGAGTTGGAGGACTATATCCCCCGGCTTGATGATTTCGCAGATGAGGATGCCGAGGAGTCGGTCTTGGTATTCAGCGTACAATTCCGCTGGGAGGCGTGTAAAATCGGAGTGGTTGTTCATCGTTTTGGGTTGAATGGTAGGGTTTGTGTTGGGAATGGCCTCCAGGCTGCGTAGGAAGCTCGTCATTGAACGCTTTATGGGTTAGGTATCTTACGGGGTCTTTGCGGAACTTACGCTCTCTGTGAGCCTCTAAATAGGTCGGAAGGGTATTGCGGATTTTCTCAATCTCTTCATCGGTCAGTTTGAACCAAGCGAGGATGGCTTTGTCCTTGCCGACCTTCTTGTCGTAGAAGTTCCAAAAGCCTTCAAACATAGCCATCATTTCCTCTTGGGAGTGTTTAGAGTTCCTGCGGATGTTTTTGTTGGAGTATTTGGACGTTCCCTTCTCTTTTTCCTCCCCCACACCCCCTCCTTTATCTCTACCCTTTAGAGTGTTTAGAGTATTAGTATTGTTTATATGTATAGAATTGTCTATATAATTATATATATATAGTAGGTTTTGTTGAAAAATCAAGTTTTCTCGCTCAATTTTATCCACATAATCCTCCAGGTCTTTGACATACTCGTCCTGGTCAAGGTAGCATTCGGGGTTGGGTCGCATTAGGGTTAGGGGTTTATCATTAGAAAGACTGCAACTCCGACTTGACATTATTCCAAAATTCAAGTGCCTCATCTTTTTGTGCTT